AAGGCGATAATCAATCCGGAGTGGGCCTACTGGTATGCTATGGATGTGATGAAACAAAGATGGCCGGAGGCGGAGCCGACGATTCGGACTGATCCGGAGTGGGCCTACGGGTATGCTATGGATGTGATAAAACAAAGATGGCCAGAGGCGGAGCCGATTATCGCTAAGGATCCTGAGTGGGCCTACCGGTATGCTCGGGATGTGATAAAACAAAGATGGCCGGAGGCGGAGCCGATTATTCGGACTGATCCGGAGTGGGCCTACTGGTATGCTATGGATGTGCTGAAACAAAGATGGCCGGAGGCGGAGAAATGGAGTAAGGGAACCTATCGCGCTGTCAAATAAGAGCGAATCGATGCCTTCCGGACCCAAAAAGCCCCTGATATCTGAGGTAGGTCAATCTGTTGCTTTTTGAATCCAAACGACTTGGCCAAATTGTCATAATACATCTTGACTTTTTGCGGGTCAACTGATGGGTCTCTAGTAGCAATACTATCTGAGCTATTAATCGCCACATATTTAATCTCATGAGATCGTGCGATTTCCAGGATGGTGGCGAGGGCGTACTCACTCCAATCCTCGAACAATTTGATCAGTTTGCCCTTGATTTCCTCTAAGGTTTCCACCGTATACCCCATCATCTCAAACTGGCCCTTCGCCCCTCTGAAACGCTGTTTCGCATCCGGAATAGCATCAATTTGGACCCTGACTCCCTCGTTCTGAGCGTTGTACCAGGATTGGTAGTTGGGGTGCTTAAGGAATGCCTGAGCCTGAGATACTCCATTGACCAAATCGGACTGAATCTCGTCAACAAACAGATAATCCTCATCCACAAAATCAACTCGGAGCCAACCCACCGTATCTCTTCGGGCAGGGTGCCCAGATGGGGAGGAGGCAGACCCAACCATATCTACAAACTGACCCAATGGTGAGTCTTCTTCAAGAATTTTGCTAGCCTCCGCGCCCCGATTCAACTGCACGACCAACTGCTCTACATCTCGATAGGAGTGCTCAGGGCTATGATACTTATCATATGTGATATTGTAGTTTTCCCTACTTTCCTGTTTATCAATCCAACTCTTTAAATCAGATTGTTGAATGGCTGGCCTGTTATGGCGAATCTCTGTGAACAACTGGGGAAACTGTTTCACAGCCTGCTGGAACTTCTGCTGGAACTCTTTCCAACTCATCGCTTGAATATTTTCATCCACCATAGTCTGGTAGGTGCGGCGAACCGCATCGAACTCCTTAGACATTGGTTGTTTGGGGAGTTTACTGGTATCTGGAAGGGCCGCATGTTTCATCAAATTACTCCTGGGCGTGAGCGAACTTTTTGACCGGGTTTTAACCCCATATCCAAACCACTTCGCTCTGGTTTCTTGGGTTTTGCAGGCTTGCCTTCCTGCATGTCCTCTACGGATTCGGTTTGTTCGATAGGCTTCATAACGAGGTCCATGAGGCGATCCTCCTCTTTCTGAAGCATATCCTGTCTGCGTTGAACCTCTTGGGGGCTTGGCCCTTGCATTTGAGTGAGGGCCTTCTGCGGAGGAGTCTGCGGAGGAGTCTGCTTAGGGGGTGACTTAGGGGGTGACTTAGGGGGTCGGGCGGGGGCCTGCGGTTCACCTTTTTCGTGTGGTAGAGCCTGCTGTAACTTCTCATCAGCTTCCTGACTCTGAAGCTCCTGCTCTTCACGAGTCTTGTTCTCTTTGACCAAAAGATCTCGGGAGATATTTTTAATGACCTTACTAATCGAAGGGATGATCCGATCAGATACGACTTTAACATGCTTGCAGATCATGTAACCATTCCGTAGGTCAAGCCGTTCCTGGGGAGCCTGTAGGAGGGGCCGTGGCTGCCCCTCTAAGCTGTCCTGTTCATGAAGGTGCCACTGAGCCCCCCAATACAAAAAGGCGGGACACGTGCAGCTACAGCGAACCTGAAGGTCATTCAGGGTGGTATCTTTGGTTACCTGGGAGATGTCAAACTTCACTCGAACTTCATGCCCAGCCGGGTCTGAGTCTTCTTTCTGACACTTCACCCGATACTGCATTGAAAGCTCTTTGGGGAGAGAACGAATCAGGGTTGGGACACAGCCCTTCACATATTTCAGACTGAACTGGTTCGTCAGGGTAGTGAGTTCCCTAATATTCAAAGCAACTTTATAACGAGAAACAGCCAGATAGGAGAGCGGGATACTAACCCACACCTCATCTGGCTGCTTTGGATTATTCGACATCGGCCACTCTCTTAAAAGGGGCCGGTAGTCTTAAGACTTTTTTGCTTTGCGTGTTCTGGGGATCGCTGCATCTTCGATCACATGCTCATCCGGGGTTACCCCAGGAACAAGTGGAAGCATGGAGTCAGGAATCCCTTTCACTTCTGTGATGTCAACAATCTTTCGTTCCCCATCGGATGTCTGGATAGCCGTTACCTCCATCGACTTATCCTCGCCAAAACCCAAATCCACTCCAACAATGTAAGAAGGAACTGGAAGGTTAGGGGGAGAGTTGACTTCGGTAGGCTTTTTTACCCAACCAAGCCGAAGGAACTCTTGCAATCCACTTCGAGAGAATTGAACCGTTCCCAACAGAACAGAGTTTCGATAAATCGTCAGCGCAAAGGTTAGGTCGTTGTACATTAGAAGATCCCCTGGCTTAGTGTAGAGCCGCTGGTCAGGGAACTTCAATTCACGATCAGACTGGTATTGATGGAGCATGTTAGCCCTTTGCCGATCCTGCTGGTGTGCGGGGACGATTCACCCTTTTGACTCTGGAAAGAACCGCATCCACTGCCTCAGCTTCGGAAAGCTGTCCGTGACCCTGCGTAAGGTCTTCACCGAGAGCGGACTCAAGGATCGGAGAGGTCTTCTCAGGAGCCGCAGGAGCTACGACCTTAGCGATTGGCTTAGGCAGTGGTTTAGGGGCTGGGGCTGGCTTGGGGGCTGGCACGACAGGCTTGACCGGATGAGGAACGGGACGGGGAGCCTGGGGGGTGGGGACTGGCTTGGGAGTAGGGGTGTTGGGTCTGACATGGGGCCTAAGAGCCGCAGCCTTGGCGATAGCCTTGTTAGCAGTGACCTGATCGATAGCGGCCTGAGCGGCAGCAATCTGAGCCTGAGCCGCAGCGATGATCTCATAGGGGTCAGTGGGCTGTTCCTGGTCTTCCCCCTCTTCGCCTTCGACACCAATCTCTTCAAGCCACTCGTGACCAATCATGGTCTCAATACCCTGATCGGTCAACACAATCTCACGCTCCTTGTACCCATCAGAGTGCTGATAGGTGGTGTGGGAGACCTGGGTAAGCGTGTCCTCCGGCTGAGCCGTAAACCCCATTGGAGTCTTCCCATCCGGTCCCATCTGGGGAAAGTTAACGTCTCGGGTGAATTTATAGCATTTGTTCATTTGTTCTCCATGGAAGAGTTCCCCCGTAGGGGATATTGAACTATTACTCTGTTTGTTGTCAAATAACGATGTTATTTTTCTTCAGCCAAGTTTCAGCCGTCCTCCAGTAGCGGCGGTCACGAGTCTGCCACTCTCCGTTGAGAAGGAAGCAGAGACCCAGAGCTAAGGATTTGGCCGGTGCTTGCTTGGTGGAACTAATCAACCTAGCCAGACACTCTCGCTCTCTGTCAGTCGGGGCAGAGAGGATGCGATGAAAAATACTTTCCTCTTCTGGAGTAAAAGAGGGAAGTTTAGTCATCGCTAGGGACTCCGCACGTTTCTGTTTGGTCGCTGTGGACTGTTTCTTGCCCGTCAGCGAGGCAGATATCTTCTGTCTCGTCTCCTCTGGTCGCTCCCTGCCGAACGTCCAATGATCCTCCCCTCTGGGCTTGTTATCCCGATTCACATCAGGGTGTTCCCTGTTGAACTGCTTGAGAGACTCAGAGGTTTTTTGCTTTTCCTCTTCAGAATGATGTTTGTCTCGCCAATAACCAACTTGGCCAAAGCGGTTGTTGCCCTCACCCTGGCGAGAAACGGATAACTGTTTCTTGGAGTCTGGGTTCCAGACCCAATGTGTCCCAACTATTTTCAGCCGCCGCTTTTCAATCGTTTCAGCAGACTGAACCAATCCGGTCAGCCCAGCAGAAATTTTTGCCCTAACTTCTGGGGGGCAGCCAAATATACGACGATGATGTTGATCACCGTGGGGCAGATATACATAAGCGTCAGACTTGAGAGATTCAAGTCGGTGCCACTCCCTATTTCCATCAATAATTTTTAGCCGAGTTTCATTAGAATGGGTATAAGCCCTACCCAGAGCCCACCCGTCCATTAAATACTTCGTGTGTTCATGAGGCAAAATCTTCAGCTCCTGACCATCTTTAGTTACCCATCTGAGCCCAGTTTTCTGAAACACATACTCTTCAGCCATCTCTTGAAGAAGGATGGGAGAGATATCAGGAACCGGCTGATCCTGCCTAATGCCCACCATGAAGCAGAACGCATGTCTGAGTGCATGAACCTCTGGTAAAGCTTTCAGTAGGAAGTAGTGAGCGATCAGATGGTCCGTCCCCTTCAAGTCAATGCGATTCCAAGGGTTCTGAGTAAACAACTGAAAGTCAGGAAACAGACTCCTGGGAAGAATATGATGAGACTCGGAGTAGTCATCCTCAGTCGGAATAGTGGATTCCTCAAGAAAATTCAAGTAGCGATCCAACCAATCTGGATCATGGGGTATTTCCGCAAAAGCATCTTTGATTGTCTGGTCCATGGGACCTCCTACAATATAATACTCGGTATTCTAGGGAATTGGATAGATTATTTTACTGAGTTGGATTAGTTTTACGTAGGATGAATTGGGTTAAGAGTAATTGAGATTGAGTGGAGGCCGGTGCCGATTTTTTACTAATTTTTGTAAGAAATAACAAGGGCCTCCGAAGAGGCCCTTTGCCTTAATTATCAAGGACTTTTTAAGACCGGGTGATTACGATTCTCTCCAATCCAGAAGGATTGAAAATTAAAAATCCCAGAATCTCGAAAACACTGAAGCCAATCTGACGAAGGTCAGGGCGATCAGCACTTAGAACGGTCAGGGGGACACGCTCAGGGATGACACCAAGGAACTCGGCATCAGCCATGACCCAGACATCACCGTAAGCGACTTTTCTGGACTGCAAGATCGTTGCGCCCCAGAGGTAGCCCATGATACCGGTTTTCAGCAAGTGACGCTGAGTCTCACGGTCGATGTTGTCATCAGTCCACTTCAGGATGTCCACATAATCACGAGGGTTCATGAAGATGTAGGCAACAGAGAGATCGTGACGCTGCACCATACCGAAAGCATCTGCGAAAGGATCAACGGCGAGGCCGTAAGGTCCGGAAGATGAAGAGACGTTATAGGCAAGGCTCTTGTTGTAAACGTAATCAGTGTATCCGGTCGAAGAGGTTGCGGTAGTGGCCGCAGCATCAATCTTCAGGAAGAGGTTGAAGACGTAGTTGTCCTCAGCGGCACCGACTTCGGCCTTAGCCAGATTGAGGGCGCGAGAAACGATATCGAATCTGCGCTCTTTGATCTGGGTGATTGGAATCATGGGGTTGGACACGATTTCAAACGTGGGGACCGTGACACGGATTGGGTTGGCAACGTTTACAACGTCTCCACCCTGTTCACCGACCACGAACGCCTGCACGAAGCTGCGTCCGGTTTCGTCAAATTCCTTGTCGTAAATCGGGAGGGCTCCATCGGGAAGTGTTTCTACCATCAATGCCTTACGGGCGATTGACATGTAGTCACGGCGACGACGAAGAGAGGGGCCTAGAGCGGCGGCTAGCTTCTGGCGACCGGCTGCGGTCTTCAGAATCTGACCAAGCTGGGCGGTCTGTGCTTGGGTGCGGGATAGAATAGTCATTGTATTTGTCTCCCTTTACAAGAACGAAGCAACGCCAAGCCAAGGCTCGGTGGCGGAGATTGGGTGGGTGCAGATACCCACGACGATGGAACCAGCGGTGTTAGCCGAACCAGGGGTTGCGGTAAACATACCAGGACCAACGCCACCACCAACGTTAGCAGTGTAGAGACGCTGCCCGTTGAGAGGGGTGCTGCCCGTGACCTGAGCGGCGGGAACCTTGAACTTGGGGAATGCGCGGACCACAGGGGTCTTGCCAGAGCCCGAAGGGGTAATGGAAGACGAGAACTGGCCAGCACCCAAGAGCAGGAAGCCGTAGGGCACTTCTGGACCGGCTCCGGTGAGGGAGTTTGCGCCGTCCAGAGGGTGGATGATCAGGTTGAGAACGCCAGGGGTGGTTGTCCCATTGTAAAGAATGCTAACGATGGCTCCAGAATTGTAGCCAGCAGCAGTCAATGCAGCATTATCAGTCCCAGGATCACCTGTGAGAGTCAGATTGGGGACGCAAGTTCCGTCATTCTGACCGTAGTACTCACTATTCTAAGCTTTTTATGGTTTTAACCCCATATTTGCTTTTTTCTCTACCACTTCGGTTTTCACCGCCACCCCAAATGGGTGTTCGTGGTCTGGACCATTCCTTCACCATATTAAAAGCTTAGCTTTCAATTTAGGTGGGTTATTATGGCCTCTAAGCGTTCCGATCCTGCACCAATTGACCGGCTTCGTTTGGAATTGGCATCAGCATTATCTGTTAAGCGTTCTCCAAGTTTAAACCTTACATTCACAACGTTTCCACTGTGAAGACCCAAGTCACTAAGTTCGAGATACATTAATCTCTCCTATATGAGTTGATTTTTATCGCTTCTTCACGGATCAGCCGAGGTGGCGAGATCACTACAATGTGAAGTTGCTTGTGCAAAGAAGGAAGGGGTATTTATAAAACAAGGTTACTTTTATCACATGATATTCGCGTTCTATTAATGAGGAGAAAAAATAATGGCGAGACCATTGGGAACCTACCCCTTTCCGTACGACATGAGGGCGGGGGTGTATCGCATAGATAATAAGGAGAGCGGAGTCTGCTATATAGGTTCAGCCCTGAACTTCTACCGAAGATGGCGGCGGCACCATAATGAGCTTAACAAAAAAATCCACAGTAATGAGCATTTAAGTCGGGCGTGGGAAAGATATGGAGTCAACGCATTCCAATGGTCAGTTATAGAGGTTACTGAGCCCACCCGAGAAGCTCTCCTGCTTAGAGAGCAGTATTGGTTGGAAAAACTGAAATCTGATGGAGTGGAACTATATAATACCTGTGTAACCGCTGGGTCTCAGCTTGGAGTGAAACGCTCGAAAGAAACTAAACAAAAAATGTCAGCCATTGCAAAGAAGCGCGGGAATAATAATGTGGCCAACAATGAGGAGTGGAGACAATCAATGAAAGAAATGTTTGCTAATACAATAAAAATGTATAAGGGACAGAAGTATAAGCGAGTGAGAAATCAGCAGATTGATTACTATTTGAACGAGGGCTGGTCATTAACTAGATAGAGTTAATACAGCAATTCCGCCTTATTTTGAGTAAATGTGGTCAACGGGAACTCCCTGAGCACCTTCGGCTCCGCATCACTCTGATAGGCGAAGGTGTCGCACTGACTGGAGAGGGAGTCCATATCATCCAGGTTTAGGCCAGTTACTTCGGCCCATTTACAGCCTTCTGGGTGCTCTACGTCTTCCACACTAACCTGATATTTTACATTCATGTAATTGGCGTTAGGGTTAGAAAGTTTGTTCTTAAACTGTTCGTAGACCCACATCCAATTTCTAACATATTGAGCCGTATAAACTCTATTTTGAAAGAATTGAAAACCATTACGACTGGTGAAGTAGTAAAATTTAGCCATGGATGTTCGCTGCTTCAAAGACCCCCACATCTTGGAAGTCATCATCCCCTTCTCTTTAAGGAGGTAAATAAGGTTCCAAGTTTCGCTTTCATTCGTCCACATAAAAAACACCTCTCAGTTAAGAGAGGCGTAATCAGAGAGCTATTTGCCTACTGTTTAGATGTCGTCCGTGAAGACAAGATTGGCAAGCATTGCCTGTTCTTTACTCATATCCGTGGCGGTCTTGACATTGCCGAGACTGCGGATTGAAGCGGCCTTGGAGGCTGGCTTGGCAGGGGCCTTGGAGGCGACAGACTTCTTTGGGGGTTCGAGCTTGGGCTCACCCTCACGCTTGGCACCCGGATCATACTTATCCACACCCAGGGTCTTCAGAACCTCATAAAGAATCACATCTTCATGATCTTCCTCAGCGTCTGGCACTCCGCCTTCATTCAGAAGGTCGTCAGCCATATCGCCACGCTCGACAATTGGATCATCCACACCCTGGACCTTTGCGGCTACCTTCTGATCGGCAAGCAACACATCAAGGGAAGAGATGTCGTAACGAGATGCATGGTGGAAGAAATCCTCTGGGGATGCGGTTGCTCCACCCTCTTCAAGCTCATTGGGCTCGGATCCGAAGAATCCTGCACCACCATCAGCTTCGACTGGAAGACCATCTTCACCGAACTCTTCGCCCTCACCCTCATTCGCCAACGCATCGGTCTTGTCGCCCATGTCGTCTTCATTGAAGATCTTGGTGAAATCGAGTTCCTCTTCGCCTTCAATCGCTTCCTCAAGGGAAGTAACATCAGCTTCAAGATTATCGATCTTTTCTTGGAGTTCCTGCTTCTTTTCGTCAGGAATAGGCTCACCCGCAGGGGCACCACCTTCAGGGGGCGTCGTCTCATCCATTGGAGGAGTCGTCTCGTCAACTGGGGGCATAGCCTCGTCAACTGGGGGAACATCACCCTCTGGGGGCATTTCGTCCATTGGGGGCACTCCCTCATCCTTCGGAGCCTCATCCTTGGGCTCTTCAGTTTCATCAGCCTTCTTCAACTTGGCTGACTTAGGCTCACTCTTCAATTCCTTCTCGACTTCACCCTTCATCTTCTTGAGGAAGGACTCATCTTCAAGGAATTCATTGAGTTCGACTTTGTGTACCTGTTCGAACTTCTCAGCGACCTTGGTATAATGAGCATTGATAGCCGTCTGACGCAACATTGCGGTCAACGACTTGGTGCTATTCGCCAAGAGTGAGGAAGCGAGTTTGTACTGGATTTCATTCGGAGCGGTCGGAAGCAGCGACTTGGCAAGCGTCCATGCAGAGGCTACGCGAATCTTAGCTTCCTTATGGGTAGACTGCTTTGTTTCTCGGATGCTAGCGAGGCGTTCTTTCAGGGACTTACGATCTTCGGCCATGGTTCTGACTCCTTTTTGGTGGTGAAATAGGCTCTCTATTCCTTGATTCAGAAAGTTTGTAAACTCTCTAGTTTTAGTAAAGGTACTACATCTTCAACCTACCCAATTCGGCATAGACCGCATCAGGTTTGGGTAGAATGAGTTGGGATGCGGCTTTGCTTGCATACCCAGCGTCTTTTGTATAGGCAGTTTTCGGACCTTCCCACTCAGTGGAAATGATAGTTCGAAGGGAGGCACCAGGGAAAGCAGGGATCGCTACCCATGATGCTTCGATGAATTTGACCCCACCGTTAGGTAAAGATCTATGTCCACAAAGCTCTGCAACGCGACGAGGAATACCATCCTCATCAGGGAGAAAAGAGCCTTTATTATATTGAAGGTGAGAGCAGTAGTTACCATTGTCCGTAACTCGTTGCCCACAATAGGAGCAGATGACCAAATCAGTCACGCAACCCATGGATAGGTATTTGACTTTCTCACTTCTAATCTTGCTGACAAGATCCTCATGAGCCAAATCAGTAGCCACCAAAAGGTCTACGAAGTAGACCCAGACCTCACCACTGATTCTGATTTTTCTCAATACGGCGTCAAGAATGTGCCCTTTTGCTGCTTTGGAATTCTGGTAATGTTCAAGAAAGTTGAATGCACCAACAAAGCTGCGATAACTGAGTTTCAAGACTTCATTTTCCCAGCCGTCATCATTATTGTTGACCAGATAAGAACACTCTGGGACAATCAGCCAATCTGACGGCTCTTTTTCACACATCACAGAGGCCATAATAGTCACGTGAGAGAGCAAGTATTTGGAAG